TCACTGGTCGTTGGTGTAGATGCCGGCAGAGACAATCGCGCCGCCGATTTCGCGCTCGCCATACAGGAGCCCGACGGGGTTACCCATTGCTGTGGTATTCACGGGCCCACCGAACGCATAGCTCGGCGCGTTATCGGGGTCCTGACGCGATGCCAGCCCGCCGGGCTGGGGTGACAGCATCTGCACCACGCCGCCAATCATCATCGAACCGCCCATAAGGCCAATACTCATCGCCGTGCTGCCTGCGATGGCGCCGATACCCACGGGGCCAAGAGCAAGCGCTCCCACCACCAGCATGGCACCGAGAATGGTCTGCAGCACACCGCCACGCTTGCTTCCGGAAATCACCGGCGCGATGCGGATATCCTCTTCGCCGCTGTTATGTTTCAGCTCGTCCTGGCCGATGTTCTTTTTCCCCCGGAACACGGCAAAGCGCAGGCCGCGCAGGTGCGCCGTCTGCATGTACTGCTCAAAACCCGGAAGAATGACCGACAGCGCGCGGCAGGCTTCTGCAGGGCTGGCAATCACCAGCCGGTGCACCCGGCCGAACCGCGCGCCAAGCGCGCCGTACAGCCGCACCGTTTTCAGTTCGTTCATGGCAGATCCTTGTGTCTGACTATTTTAATCGTGCGCTCGCGCAGATAGCCGCCGTAAGGCGTTGCGCAGGAGAGCTGGCCGTACAGGTGGTGCAGCAGCTGGTTACCTTCCAGCAGAATACCGGCATGATTCACCACCGGCGCGGATACCTGCATCAGCACCATGTCGCCGGGGCGCGGCTCTGTGACCTCGCGGAACCCCTCGGCATACCAGTTATCCATATAGAGATTTTCTCCCCGCTCCCACCACGGGTAATCCACGCTGTAGTTGCGAAGCATCACACCCTGCCGGCGGTGCCAGTCCATCACCAGCGACCAGCAGTCGGCATAACCCAGTTCAAAGGCGCGCCCTTCCAGCGGCCGTTCACCGCGGGGCGCAATGGTGCGCAGGTCGCCTTCCGGCCACGAGACGATTACCCAGGGGATGCCGTGAGCATCGCACTGCAGCTGGTCGAGCTCGCTCGGCTGGGTGGTGGCGCCGTCGCCCGGGTGGGAATGCACAATGGCAGTAACGGTTCCCCAGTCTTCCGCGGTCGCGTAATCCTCCGGCGACAGCTCAAACTGTTCCTCCGGCGCGCCGGTAATGTTCCGGCACGGGAAATACCGCTCGACACGGCTTTTTTGTGCCACCACGCCGCAGCACTCGCGCGGGTATTCCGCCGCAGCATGCGCCAGAATGTCGGCAATGGTTTTATCGCGCATGGTTACCTCCGGATCAGGCTGGCACCCGGAAAGCCGCCGAAATCGAGCCGGGCATCCGAACCAAAGCGTTTTTTACAGTCGGTCAGCAGGCCCGAGCATTTGTCCTGTGCAGGGTCGGTCACCGGGTTACCTTTCAGATCAAACATGCGCGGGCCGTTGTAGGTACAGCCGTCACCGCTGCGGTATTTGTTGCGGCAGGCCCAGGTGCAGACCGCCGTGATTTGCCGCGTCGGGATCAGTAGCCCCTGCAGGTCCATCGGGCTGGAGAGGCGGAATTCCACCACTTCATTGTCTTCAGCCGCCTTGCTGTCGATGTAAAACACCTGGCGGAAATACTGCCCCGGATCGGCAGACGGGTTGCCGTCGGGAAATGTGCGCGCATCGAGATACTGGCCGAACGTATCCAGAACAGTAACCTTCGCCTGTACCATGTCATCAAAGCGCAGGCAGAGCGCGTTCACCACGCCATCAAGGTTAGCGACGCGCAGCACCGGCTCCGCGCTCTGTCCGTCACTCGACGACGCCAGCCCGGTAATTTCAAATGGCCAGGCGCCGTACTCCTCGCCATCAAACCAGATGGATTTAGCGGCAAGCTTTGAGGTGTCGCCGCCGCTCGCCGCGATTTCTTCCGGCGTATGAGGAATGGTGCAGGCGTGAAAGCGCAGCACGCCCGCGCCGAACGCCGAGCCGTCGACGGTCACCAGGCGGACGCTGTCGCCGGGCTCAAGCTTCTGAACGTCATTGCTGATTGCCATAAGTACCTACGGAGCGAATGCCTGTGTGAAGGTTGCCGTGAGAGAGAAAATGCCACCGCCCGGGGCCGACGGGCGGTAGGCGTCACAGCGGTAAAGCCCCGCGCCTTTCAGCGGTGCCTGCCAGATGAATGAACGGCTGCCGCCATGCCTGTCGAGGAAGTCCATAATCGCGGTGATGTAGCTTTCATCACCGACAAATTCCAGATCCCATTTCTGGCTGCGGGCGTTGATGCCGTCGCCCGACGCCTGGGCGTACCCGTCGCCGAACTGCGCGCGGCGGACGCGGTGAGTGACCTCACCGCCGGCATTAATGCGCGGGCACCAGGTAAAGGTTTCGGTTGCCATATTTCACCCATAAAAAAAAACCGCCGTGGCGGGTAAGCAAGGAGGGTCAGCGCTTGCCCTGCGTGGCGTTCCACAACGGAGTGCCGGGCTTGCGCAGCTGCGTGTTGATGGTATCGATGATGGCACCGGTGATCTGGTTAGCCACCGCGCCGGCGGCATTAGCATTACCCTGCGCACCACCTGTGCCGCCGGAGAAATTTATGGTCCCGATGCTGACGCTGACACCCGCGCCGCTCTGCGTGCCACTGCCCAGCGCTTTTACACCAAGCCTGCCGGTAGCGTCGCGGGTGAGCGGCATAATGGCTTCCGGCCCGGCCTCGCCCATCACGCCCGCCCCTTTCGCAAACGCAAAAAAGGTGGGGGTATCAACGACGCTGCCACTGTAGCTGCTCAGATCGGCTGACGAATAAACCCCGCCTTTCGCGTTAAACTGGAAAGACGCGCCGTAGTTCTGGATGGCGTTGCCTGCATTCGCGCCGCCGGATGCGCTTCCGGCGACACCGCCCACAATTCCACCGAGGAGTGAGCCAAAAAGGCCGCTACCAGACGAGCCGCCTCCCATCGCGTTAACCACGGCCATCTGCAGCGCAACCTTTGAGATAGTCTGCATAACGGAGAACCCCCAGTCCTTCCAGCTGGCCTTGTTACCCACCAGCATTGCGGAGACGTTATCAAGCGCACTGTCCATCGTGGAGGTAATGCCCTGCGACACCGTGCCAGCAATGTTGCTGACGTTATCCATCCAGTCAGTAAGCCCCGCACTTGCACCCGCGCGCCAGTCCAGTTCGCTGGCCTTCGCCTGCTGATACTTTTTATCGAGTGCATCCAGAGCTGCTTGCTTGGCAGAAAAGGCTTCCGTACCTTTGTCTGATTTTTCATAAACGCGCTGAATTTCCTGCTGCTCTTTGAAAAGCTCCCTTTCCCGGTTTCCCATACCCGAAGTCTTTAACGATAAGGTGGCCTCATCCTGATATCGGCGTGCTGCGTCCTTCAGATCTTTCAGCGCATCGGCCATTTCACGCTGTTTGCGAACTGCCTCGTCAGCTTTTTGCGACCACTGGGCCAGCGCCACAGCCCCGGCCTCTATGGATTTACGCTGCTCTTCACTCCATTTAGTTCCGTTCTCATGCGATGCTGCATATAGCTCTGCAGCCTTCTCTCCCTGAGTAGCGCGAACCTTTTGCACTTCGGTAGCAATACTCAGGTCAGCCATTTTTCGGCTGTACTGCTCGGCTGTCTGGGAAGCTTCACGCGCTGCTTTGCCTGCGTCGCGAGTAGCATCGGCCTGAGATTTTTGGGCGGCAGCTACCCGCTGCGCATTGTTGTAGTCGTCCTCAGCCGCCTTTGTATAGTCCGCAGCATACTTTGAGTTTTCAGGACCTGTACGGCCCATTTTTTCGAGTTCAAATTGCGCTTGCTTACGAGCCCTAGCAAGGCCGGTTAATCCGGCAAGCTCTGCCTGCTGTTGCTTTTGAATAAGGCTTTGCTGATCTTGGGTTGATACTGGAGCCTGTGGAATGGCAAACGGGACATTAACCAGAGCGTTTCTTGATGAGAGAAGCTGATTACCAAGCGAAAGCAGTCTGTTTAGCTCAGAATGCTGGCCATTCATCATCAGCAAAGAATAATAAGCCTGGTTTTGCTTCCATGCCTGCTCGCGGAGCTGGTCAGTCCTGCGACGCTCGATTTCTGCCAGAGCCTGCTGAATAATACGTGCCTGCTCCCGGAGTTGATTGAGCTTGTCTTCCTCGACAGCTAAATCACCTGTAACAATGGAAATGGCGCGCACTATATTAAGATCGTTTTCTCCAGTGATGCCGGGTTTACCCCTCGCAGCATTGAGATCATCAATTTGACCTTTTAAGGTCTCAACTTTCCCCTGCTGTTCGGTGACAAGCCTGTTTTGCTCGGCCAGCGCTTCAATGGTTTTCTTGCGATTATCGTCTGTGTCAGGAAGCGACATCTTAGATGTCTTTTCGCGGATCTCATCTATCTGGCTGGCATATTCCTGCGCTGACTGGCGGGCCTGCTCCTGATTCTGGTACATGGCATACCATGCACCTGCACCAAGCATTACCAGACCTGGGACGCCCCCGATCAATCCCATTGCTCCGCCCAAAAGACGCGAACCAACTGATGTAACACTGTTCAGATTGTTCTGTGCTGTGATCCTGCCTGAAAGGTTGCGGGTAAGCGCCGCCTGCGCTGATGCCAGTCTTGTTTCGGCAACTGTCTGAGCATCAGCGTTTTTAGCCGCTGCAAGACCGGATTGTGCTCGCTCAAGAGCGGCGCGCGCCCTGACTTTTTCTGTCGCCGTACCGCTGGTTAACGCAGTACTCAAACGCGTTTGGGCTGCTGTAACCTTCGCCTCTGCGGCGGCAACCTTTTCTTGCTGAGCCGCCTGCACATCAGCACTGCGGGCTGTCTGAACGGCCTGTTGTGCCCTATATACCTCAGCTCTTGAAGCAGCCACTGCCGACTGGGCTGCTTTTTCCTGCGCGACGGCAAGAGCGGCTTCTGCTTTAGCGGCGGAAAGCAAAGAGGCTGTAGCCCCCGAGGCGCTGCTAACGACCCCCCCGAGATACTTCGCCAGCCCAACTCCAACCAGCGCACCAGCAACTGTTGTAATGGTGGACATGTTATTAGCGACGTCGTTCAGAGCGCCGCTCACTGCAGATGACGTAAGAGAATCCAGGGTTCCGGCGACACCATCAAGCCCACCGGATAAGGCAGATGTAGCGCCTGTTGCCTGGTTGATGCCACCAACCCATGCCATAAAGGAGTTGGTTACTTTTTGCAGTGATCCGGAAACAGTTTGCGGCATGGAGCTGAACTCCCCCCGCAAATTATCGAGCTGGCTTATCATGGCTGGCACGACTTTATCAATCGTCAGCTGCCCCTGATCCGCCATTGCTTTAAGGTCTTTCCGGGCGACACCCATTCCAGCAGCCAGAGCTCTTATAACGCGATCACCGGACTCGTTAACGGCATTAAACTCTTCACCACGCAGAACGCCCTGGGCCAGCGCCTGGCTAAACTGCGTAATAACAGATCCAGACTCTTCAGCGCTAGCACCAGATATTTTTAACCCAGTGGAAACCGCCTCTGTTATCTTAAGAACATCCGAAGAGTCATAACCAAACTCACGCATAGAAGCTGCTGCACGCGAGAAAAGATTAGCATTATCAGAAAATGCAGTGCCAGTTCGCTGGCTAATCTGCATGAGCTGTATCTGAGAGCTGGTAAAGTCGTCAGTTGTACTTGACGCTTGTTTTAACCGGGCATTTACTGACGTCCATTCGTCAGCGATCTGGACTAGCTTGCCAGTTGCAAATGCTGCTGACGCCGCAGCGGCTGCCCTGCCTGCGCTTGCGAAACCACTTGTAAGATCGGACAGGGCTTTCTCGCTTTCCCGCGCAGCGGCAACAGCTTGCCGACCGCCATTCTGCATGGTGCGATAATAATCCTGACCCATACGAGAAGCGCGGGAAATTTCAGTTTGAAATGACTGTGAGTTCGCAGAGATTTTGATAATAAGTTCACGCAAGGTAGCCAATGCTTAGCCTCCACAAATAAAAAAACCCCGCAGTGCGGGGCTTTTCAGTAACATAAATTTATTTATCAAACTCTTTATTGCCAGTTGAAAGTAAATATGCTGATTTTATATATGGTAGCCTCATAACTATTGAATCTTCATCAATAGCCGCTCCTAGAGCAATAGTTCTGCACATAAGACTAACATACCCTTGCTTCCTTATGCACATGCCATCCGGGCTTTCAAAAAATGGCATATCTCCTTTTTTCCATATTAATAAAGTTGCACCTTCTGGCACAGCCCCAATTGGTTGGACAGAGAATACCGTCATTGAATTGATGATGAACCCTCCAGCCGCCAGCACTAAAATAAATATCAAAAATATATATTTTTTCATTCTAAATCTTCCAGTTACAGGCAGTGGATATCTTTTTAGCGATATTATCAATTCCTGCAAGATCGAACTCAACTATTTGCATGGTTGAACCATAGGGTTCAAACCCAATGACTAGCTTTTTATGCTTCGATAATTCTTTTATAAAAAGCACCGCATTGGGAGCGAAGGCTGAATCCCCTCCCTCACCCGGAGTCCACGTAATTTTCTGTGGTTTACCCCCATCATATCTGATGGTCACTCGTGGTGAGTCAACTCCAAGATAATCAGTTACGGATAGATAGGCATCTGTAGAGTTTTCATTGCATCTTAAAACAAGAGAAGTGCTACGTTCAGTACCTTGCTTCACATAGATATCTTTCGTGCTATTTATTGCTACAACGTCAGTGGAGTCTGTTAGTTTGTTAACTTTAGATTTATAGAACCATGAACCATCATTCTGTAATTCATCAGATTGCGCGGCATTGGCAGCACCGATAAAGGTGCTCATCACTAAAAAAAATACAGATAATTTTTTCATCACTTCATCCCCTAAGGTATCGTTCGGACTAATCCTAACAGGGATCAAGCTTGCAACAAAATATGAAGATGGCATGTGACTTAGCATCACTATCCGGCAAGCGCCGCAAAAAACCCTTCCAGCCCGGCACTGCTCTCTTCCTGTTCGGGCGCATTCCACTGGAGGATCACATCATCCATGCTTACCTTAGCGCCCTGCGAGTTAAGCACGGCAGCGGAAATTTGCGCCGCCTGAATATCGCCGCGACGATCGCTGATGGGGTTGATGCGGTCAAACTCGATCCACATGCGCAGCTCCCTGGCCGTCAGGGTTTGCTTCAGTTCATCAAGCGTGCGCCCCAGACGGAGCGCCAGCGTCATCAGGAAGAACGTGCCGGGCTGGCTTACGGCTTTTCCACATCGGCCGCCGAGGTAGTCAGGTCCAGCGCCTGCTTAAGAAGGCGGGCATGCACCGGGCCGTAGAACTGTTCAACCTGCGCTTTATCTTCTTCGGTAAAGACCTGTGAACCGTCTTCTTCAAGGAGCACATCGATAAACAGCACCACATCAGCACTCTTGTTACGCAATGCGCGTTCTGCTGCCGTCAGCTCTTCTGGTTCGCCTTCTCCCTGCTTCGGGTTAAGCACCTGCTGCCATTCCAGCCAAGCCTGCGCTGATGGCTCACGTAGTTTTACCCTTGCGTTTTCCCACTCCGGGACGGTAACGGTTTTGGTACGGAAGCCTGCCATCGGCGCCAGCGCGAGCGAGCGAAGTGAATTCTGTGAAACCTTATTGGCCATTTCATTTTTCTCGGTTCGATTTCAAAAAAAGCGGCTTTCGCCGCTGTGATTAGCCAGCGGAAGGGGCCGGAACGATCGGGACGGGTTTGCCTTTGATGCGCAGCGTAAATGACGCGGTGACCACCCCGGCGGTGCCCAGGCTCCAGCTGTTCTGGCGCACCTCTGCCAGGAACGCATAACCGTTGCCGGACGGGAAGATCACCTGAAACGCGTGCAGTGCGTCAGTATCGTAAGCGGTGCGCAGAGTGTTCTGGCCTTCTTCATCAGCGGACCAGTTACCGGATACCGTCATTTCGCCGGGCGCGGCCAGACCGTTCGTCATTTCCTGCTCGGTCGAACACAGCGTGGTGGTGTCGATGTCGGATTTCTGGCCGCCGGTATAGCTGAGCTCCTTTGTGGAACAGTTGATGGATTGCCACGTAGCGCCGGTAGGGTTTGGTTCAGTCGCAGGATTTTCCGAAATATTGATTTTCGTACCCTGCGTTTTTTCATACTTCGAGGACATAGAATGCTCCGGATATAAAAAAGCCGCGCGGCGGCGGCGGAGTGGATTTATTGCCAGATCTGGACTTCGAGCGTGGCACGGTAAAGCGCGGTATCAGATTCGTAGCCGTTGAGCTCGTTCAGCGCGACGGGATGCAGATCGGCAAGTGCAGTTTTCACCTGCTCGCGTAACGCACGGGCCTCATCAATCGAGCTGGCCCAGGTATCAACCTGAAGCGTGAAAGCCGTCTCGGCCGGTCCGCAGAATGCATCCTCACCGGCCGCAGACGGCAACAGGTAGATCACCCACGGCGCGGCAGTTCCCTGCGGCGCGACATAAGGAAATACATTGCCGCCTGCCAGCGCGCTGAGGCGCGGATAGATATCAGCTTCGGTCATTTCGCCAGTACCTCGTCGATAGCCTGATTCATGCGCGCCATGGCAACCCGTGTCGCTTCTTCCTGGCGAGTGTCAAAGGCTGGCCTTACGAACGGGTGTGCGGGCATGTTCGAGGTGCCAAGCTCCACAAAACGCCAGTAAAAGGCGTTACGCGGGTCAGAAGCTTTCATGCTGTTATCGCTGTTGTTGGTGCGCATATTGCGCCCGCTAATATGGACACCAGAGGAAATTTCACCGCGGCGGCGCCCTTTCTGGGTTACCACCACGACGTTTTTTTTCAGCTTTCCGGTTCGTACCGGGGCGCGCTTTTCCACCTCCTCTTTCAGAACCTCAGCACCGGCGCGGGTGGCATCACGCAAGACCTTGTTATTTTCCGCCCGGCTGAGCGTTTCCAGATCCTTTGCAATGTCGGCCAGGCCGGAGAAATCAAGACTGGTTGAAATCACTGTTTAACCCCCTTCTCGCAAAGCAGTTCCAGCCGGGTGCCGTTCTCCGCAGAGATAGCCGAACTGATATCGTATATTTCACCGTTGCCGGTAGGCGGCAGGTGAACGGCGCGCCAGCCTGTCGTTACCGGAATCCCCGGATACCGCCGCATCCAGATTCGAGTAGTGGTGCTGCTCAGCTCTGCGCCACCATCCATCATCTCCCGTCCCGATACATCCGCGACTTCTGCGCGTACCGAAGCAACATCAATCCATCCTGTTGCCGGTTGCCCGGACGGTAGCCGCCCGGTAGCTGGTTTTTGCAGGCTTACCCTGTGCCGTAGTCTTCCTGCTTTCATACGCCATACACCCGGTAAGGTTGAAGAAGTGCTTCGGTGGAGAGGGCCAGCGTAGAGGTGACGTTACCCACGTTGACCGCTTCACGGTTCGCGTACCAGTGCCCGATAAGCATCAGCATCGCCATTTCAATATCTGCGCTGTAGAGCATGTGGTCAGGGTCGGAAAGGTAGTCCGGATCTTCTGGTGAATCATAAAGCCGGCGGCGGGTCCACGTTTCCACATACCGCGCAGCCGCCTTTATGCTGTTTTCGATCCAGTTGTCGTCTTCTGTAAAATCCGGCTCGATATTGCAGTGATGCTTAACCTGCTCTTTGGTCAGCATTTGCGCCCCTTATTTGGCCTTGCCCTTTCCTTTCGGATCGGGGTCTTTTTCGGAATCAGCCTTTTTCTGGCCGGGCTCTTCTGCGTAACCGCGCTTCACAAGCTCGCGACCGTGCTGATCGAGCGTTTCGAACTCGGCACCTTCAGTCAGCACATTGCCTTCAAAGTAAATGGGCTTGATAGCGATCAGCTTCATGACGTTCTCCTTCAGGGAAAAGAAAAGCGGCCCGGGAGCCGCTGTTAAGAATTACGCACCGCCACCGGCGGCAGGCGCAGTAAACGCACCATAGATGAACGCCTCCGGGCGTTTCACCGCCAGCGCCAGGCGCTCTTCACAACGAATCGAGATCATGTTTTTCTCGAAGTCATCTGCGTTCTCGGTGGAGATCACCACGTTGGCATCTTCGCGGTCGAAGAGCTGCGCAGCCGCGTTGAACGCGCCGGTCAGGAACTTACCCTGGAACGCTGCCGTTTCGGTCGCCACCACCGGCAGGCCCCAGAGGGTCGGCCCGCTCAACGCCGCCGGGTTCGCCAGGATGTAGCGGCCCAGACTGTCTTTGGTGAGTTCAATCTTCGCCCAGTCGATGAAGTGCAGAACATGGCCGGACGCCGGGAAGCGCGCCAGCTGTGCCTGCAGCATCGCCAGGCGCAGCACGTCAATACCGTTCTGTTTCTCGACTTCAAACGCGGCGCTGAAAGCGGACGCCTGCGGCACAATGCCTTTCAGATGCGCACCGGTGCCGTCGCCAAACAGGATTTCCTGCTCTTCGACATACTTCAGGCCGTAACGCATTTCCGCATCAATCGTGGACTGCAGCTGAGCGAAGTCGTCCAGGATCTGCTTGGACGCTTTGAACATGTGCGCAATGGTGGTCACTGGCGTGATCTGGGTGGCGAACTGGATATCGCTGTACGGCTTGGTGGTGCCTTCCGGTACCACTTTTGCGGCATTGGTGAAGCCCGTCTGCTGTACCCAGAAGATTGCCGGTGCAGCGGTACGGCCCGGAGCGATCAGGTCGCGGATGAACAGGCGCTGCTTCGGCGCGGTGTCGATACCCGGCAGGCGTTGCGGCTCTACCACACCGGTTGGCACGTCAGTTGATATCAGTGCAGCATTGACCGGCACGCTCACGCGCTTGCCACCCTCAACGCTGGCGGCGAACGCTTTAAGTGCTTCGCTGCTGATAACGGTCTGGCCGACGGTTTCGACCACTTTTGCTGCATTCGCCAGGGGCATTTGTGCCACCTGCTGCTCCAGCTCGCCGAGCGCGGCCTTGAGCGTCTTTTCCGCCTCTTTCAGGGCGTTAAACTCTGAGGCCATTTTGTCGACGGTTTCTTTAGTTTCTGCCGACAACTTGCCGGTTTTCTGGGCTTCTTTCAGCGCCTCTTCTGCTTTGGCGTTGAATTTGCCGGTGGCCTCTTCAATGCTGGCGCTGACTTTTTTCAGGATCTCGTTTACTTCAGACATAACTTCTCCGTATTTACTGGGCAGCCGCTTTCAGTCCGCTAATAGCGGCTTCCAGACGGTCAATGGTTTCTTTTTCGATGGTGGCAGCGCCTGGCGTACCGTCAGGGGTGGCAGCAGCGCCCGGCGTGCTGCCCGATAAGGCTTTAAGCAGTTTTCGGCGTTCAGACCGTGGCGTGTTTGCTTTCGCCAGTAACGCATCAAGCTTGCGCAGCGCGGCGGCTGGGCTTTCCTCGTCGTCGGCGATTTCATCAGCAGACAGCAGGCTGTCAGCAAAGCCCTTCTCCACGGCTTCGCTGCCGCCAATATAGGTTTCACCGTCCATCATTTTGTCGACGGTGGCGGCGTCGAGGCCGCTGCGCGCCTGGTAGATATCGCTCATGGCTTTATCAAACGGCGCCATGTCAGTGGCAATCTGCGCCAGGTCGTGACGGTTGCCCATCGCATAGACCCAGCAGTTGTGGATCATGAGGAACGCGCCGCGGCCTATCTGCACTTCATCGCCTGCCATTGCGATAATCGACGCCGCAGAGGCCGCCAGCCCCAGCACTTTCACGGTGACTTTGCCGTCGTACTCACGAAGCAGGTTGTAAATCGCCAGCCCTTCGAACATGTCGCCGCCGGGGCTGTTGATGTTGACCGTAACGTCTGCGCCATTAAGCGAACGAAGCGCACCGGCGATACGGCTCGCGGTGACGCCCTCGCCCCAGTAATCTGCGCCTATCACGTCAAAAATCGAGATACTGTTATCGCCGTCGCGCGCCGCACGGATGCTCCCGTTCCAGCGCTCCATTGCCGCAGCGGGAAGGTCTGGTTTTTCGCGCGCAAAAGGTCGCCCCTCCGGCGCCGCCGGAAGGCTTTTAATGGTCATGGATGCTCCTAAGCCGCCTGTTTCAGCGGGGACTGTTCGAAGGGAATGTCGGGGAAAACGTGACTGTGAAGCTGACGAAGCGCGGCGGCCTGCGCTGCCGGGCTGTTCTTTTTGAGGTCCTCCAGCGGCGTCAGGTTCAGCTGCACCGTGTAAATATCTCCACCCTCAATGGGAGGCAGATTTTCCAGCCGACGCACATCATTGCGTGACATCCAGCCGTTCTGCAGCGCGCTGGTATAGTAGGCGGCGCGTCCTGCGCTGTCGGCACGAAGCAGCCCTTCGACAGAAAACTCGGCAAAGATGTCCTCTTCACCGTTCAGCAGGCAGCGGGAAATCTCCTGCTCAATATTGACCAGCAAAGGGCGCAGCGTGTGGGTCAGAAACTGCAGGTTCATCCCCTCCAGGCTTGATGCCCAGCTGCTCTGCTTTGAGGTATGGCCGACCATAAACGGCGGCACCCGGAACCAGCGGCAGATTTCCTCAATGCCAAAAGAGCGCGTCTCCAGCATCTGGGCCGCTTCCGGATTCATCGTGACGTTCTGATATTTCAGACCACCTTCAAGCACCATGATTTTCCCGGCATTCTTTGAACTGGTGAACTGTGCCATGTAACTGCGCAGCCGTTCGCGTTGCTCTTTATCCAGCGGCATATCTGCTGAGAGAAAACCCGAACTCTGCAGGCCGTTCTCAAATATTTTGGCCGCCGACTCCTCGACCGCCATTGCAGCCCCAATCACATCGCGTCCGGAACTCAGCGGCATCATGCCGCAGACCCCGTCAAGACCGAAGCCGCGAATGTGCATCAGGTTCTTTTCCGCAATGACACGCGCCGTACCGTTCTCGGTGTAGGTGTACTCAAGCCGGCCGGTATCGAGGCGTTTTACCACCATGTTCTGGGGAAGCAACGGCACCAGCGAGACCAGTTTGTTGCCGATAAACAGCTTCTCCACGAAGGCGTTTCCGCGGAGACAGATACTCGCCACCAGCATCAGCATAAACCGCGATGGTGTCATCTCCAGATTCGGCCGGCGACAAAGTACCTGGTAAACCTGATTCTTTTGGGCCAGCCTGCGCGAGCCGTCAGGCTGCCGCTCGTAAATCTTCAGCGGTAGCGTTGATATTGACTCGCTCAGCAACCGGACGCAGGCCCAGACAGCTGACAGCTGGATAGCCTTATCCGCGGTGACCACCTTCCCGCTGCTGCTCGTACCGTACCATTCCTGCCAGAACGTCCCGTTGGTCAGGCTGATGGGGACGCCCAGCCAGTTAAGCAGGGCGCTTTTCACCCTGCCCGGCTGCTTATTTTTCTTCATCAGAAACCTACCATGATGGGATTATCAAAGAAGCCGCTCAGGTCCTGCTGGTCATTGCCACCGTTAACGAGCAGGCGACTCATCGCGGTGAACAGCGCAGCCGGACCATCAATCTTGGCCTCAGGTGTCGATTTGTTGGGAAAGATGTTGTCGTTACGATCCGGCTTCACCGTGACGTTCGACATCATCCAGTTCATCACGGGGTGATTGCTGTGGTGGAAGCGGCCGCCGTAAACCAGCGCCTCAACCTCTTTCATGGCCTCGGAGAAATTGCGCACCGTCTGCGGCACTTCCACAAGGGGTAAACCCTCTTCAGCAAGCGCCAGACTAAACTGCGTCGCGCTCCACGGATCGAAGCCTATTTCTTTAAGACTTTCCCCGCTGACCCACTGCTGCAGCTCTTCTTTGATCTGCGCATGATCGATAACGTCGCCATCCGTCAGGATAAGTTTGTCGAGCTCAGCCCATTTGCGGTAGAGCTCGGCCATCTGCCGCGAACATTTTTCCAGCCGCCCCTCGGGCAGCCAGAATTTAAAGTCGGCGTGAACGTGACCATCAGGCGATCGCCAGGCTTTTACCGCGGCGCAGATATCAATTTTGTTCGCCAGGTCGACGCCGACCCATAGTGGGTAAGTTTTCAGCTCATGCGCCGGCGCGATAAATTCGCATTTATCCCACTTCAGCATGTCCATCCAGGAGGACTCCGCCGTCACCCAGATATTCATATGTTTAGTGAAGAAATTAACGCGTGCTGATACCTGCTCTTTGGCTTTCTTCGCCAGGCGGCGTAAATCGTCCCAGCGCTTACAGATACCAAGCCCGGGATTCGCCTTTTGCCAGACCGTTTCGTCGAACGGATCGTCGCCGTCGTCCAGCGTGTAGATGATGGCGAAAAAGGTATCGTCCTTAACGGCACCTTCCACCTCACTGTTAAAACCGCGCAACACCTTAATGGCGTAATCGCGCAGCTCGTAGCAGATGCCTTCTTTGTTAAAACCCGCGGTGGTAATACCAAACAGCAGGGACTGCAGGCGTGCGCCGGTCGCCGTCTCCAGAACGTCCCATACGTCACGGGTTTTATGAGCGTGCAGCTCGTCAACAATGCCGCAGTGAATATTCAGGCCGTCCAGGTTATTTGCGTCACTGGAAAGCGGCTCAAATTTAGAGGCGCTTTGCTCCTGATAGATAGCCAGCTTGTTGAACTCGAACAGGCGCCCAAGCGTCGATTTCGCTTTTTTCACCATATTTTTGGCATCTTCGAAAACGATGCGCGCCTGGTCGCGGGTCGTGGCCGCAGAGTAGACCTCGGCCCCACCCTCGCCATCCGCGCCCGTCATGTACAGGCCAACCCCGGAAGAGAGTGTGGATTTGGCGTTTTTACGCGCCACCTCGTTGTAAGCAGTACGGAACCGCCGCACCATTACCGGGCGGCCGCTGCCATCATTCCGCAGCACCACCCCGCCGGTTTCCTCATCAACCAGCGGAATAACGAAACCGTAAATATTGATAAGGATGAAAACATGCCAGTCCATCAGGGCGATCGGCTGACCGGCCTGGGCGCCTTTCACATGCGGGATGAACTTATAAAAATTCAGGATGTGCTGGGCGCGGGGCTCGCTGAAAAAAATACCCCGCGCCTCGCCGTTTTGCAGATCGTCCAGAAAACGCTGGCAGGCCAGCCGGACGTATTCACAGGCAATAATCTCCCCCGCCACGACGCGTTCGGCGTAGCGGATACCATCGGCAACCTTAGCCATTAATCCCTCGCTTTCATGAACTCAGCCAGCGGATCAACCGCGTCCGGCGTCTTAGCGCTGACCTTTGACCGACTGGCTGGCGTCATCCCGAACTCTGCCAGCATGGCGCGCAGCCGCTTCCAGGCATCTGCCTTCATCATTGCTGCCGGATGCGCCTTAATCAGTACATCCCCGGTCTGCGTTTCAGTGCGGTATGTATACCCCTCGATTTCCAGCGTATCGCAGTGGTGGCGGTACTCGGTATAAGCCTCAACCAGTAATTCGAGCGCGCGGGCGTCCAGCTGGGAAATGACGCCAACGGCATCCAGCTCTTCGGCCATTCGCTTAAACCAGTACTTCGCCTGTTTGTCGAAATGCTTTGGAGTTGGGGGTACCCCTGCAGGGGGTTGTGGCTCGTTTTTATTGATCGGGCGTTTTGATGGGTTACCCCTCACCAAACGCAGATGGGTCGGGGTTTTCGGTGGTCCGGACATAATCGAAAACTCCTATTAATCATCGAGTGGGGAACCCCATAAAAAAGTTTTCTAACCTGCGGCGGTGTGAAAAAGGGTTAGGCGGCGGTCCCTAGCAGGCAGGGCCCTGAACTTTTGACTCGCCCTCGGCGACGAGAGTAAATATCATTTATATTCAAATCGTTGAATTTTAAATCATTTCTTTCAAAATCAGTCGAGGGTAAAGTCATCGTTGAGATGACGCCGCCGGGCGCTGCTAGCATTGTGCGGGCAGGCGCTGGAATTGTGTCCAGACTGACCACAATAACCACAGCGCAGGTTCGCGCGGCGCGCTGAGCCGCTCCACGTTTTAGGGCAATTCGCGATGGTATGAAGCTGTGATCCGCAGTAGGTACAACATGTATAGCTCATCGTGTTCTCTCCGTTGCAGTCTTGCGCTTATGACATGGCCAACATAACGCTTCGAGATTAGCGTCGTCGTCAATGCCGCCGTGAGCTTTCGGAATGATGTGGTCGACCGTCTCAGCTGGACGCGGCCTGTCGTTGCGCAGACATTCCTGGCAGATATGCCTGTCACGTTTAAGGATGCGGGCGCGGACGACGTCCCATTTACTGCCGTAACCGCGCTGGTGGCGGCTCAATCCTCGCTGGTGCTGCTGCCAGCCTTCATTACGGTGAGCCTCGCAGTAACCCGAACGGTCTGTTGTAGTGCCTGGGCATCCGCGCTTACGGCAAGCCCGAGGGATGGCGGATGGCATGATGCTCCCCATAATAACTTAGCAGACACATCCTTTAAGCTGGAAAGTCTGTAACGAATAAGTTGTTAGGTATAAGATGTTAGGTATAAGATGTTATGAACTACCGTGAAAAGGAGAAACCGTATGTCTAGAGAAGGTTCGTTTGACCTGTTGCAAGAAGTTGAAGATAATCTTGAAATAATGAAAAAAAACCAGCAAGTCAGGCCTGTTAAAGTTAAATCTATGCTAGAACATTTAAGGAGCGCATTAGAATATGTAGCTAACGATACTTATGACAAATATATTCACACTACTGCTTTAGAAAGACCCAAGATATACTTCCCATATGGCAATCCAAAATTCATAGATTCTTTTTTCAAAAAGAAACTTAATGTCGACCCGCCTCAATCCTCTCCATTATATAAAGTTTTTACCTCTATCCAAGGGTATAGCACAGGTGATACCTGGTTAGAAATGATGTGCAACCTCACCAATGAAGTAAAACATCGACAACCGATACCATTAGACGAAGATAATATTATCAAAGACATTGATGTTAGCGTTGATGGTTTTGGTATGATTAAAGCGAGTAACTCTTCAAACATTACCTTTAAAAATAATTACATCAATGGAAAAAAGCTAGAAGATTTCACTTTTAAAGATGGAAAACTTGAAAAAACCGGTAACGGCATGCCATTAAATATAGCAATAACTCAGGAGAAAAAAATAAGGTTTCACGGAGAAGAGCATGAAGTCATTCCTTTTATAGAGCTTTGCCTTAAAAACATCAGAACTTTTGTTAACGAAGCCTATGATACATTAGATAATGTTTAATTTCATTTATCAAATATTCAAGGCATAACTGACCTCTAATAAATAGCCGTTACAACTTAGCTCCTAATATTGTTTTACCTTTTCTTTTGGTTACCGCGTGTCTCATAGCTAAGACCTAGCTAGGTTAACAGGACTTCACAGCGTGGCTAACCGTGTTGTGCAGAGGGGATAACATCATCAGGCGCACTCGTAAATGCGCCTTGTGATGGTAACTTTGATAGTAATAAGGCGGCGAATCAGTCTGGCATCTTCGCGCGCCAAACAGACCATATTTCTGGATTGGCAGACATACGGCATATTTTCTTTCAATCTAAACCATTCCTTACCCACCCGTTATTTTTGTGTACAAATTACCCTTATGCTTGATAAAAGCTAATTCCTGCACCTGATACCAGGAATAAAAAAGCACCCTATATAATCCACTGAAGATATAGAGTGCTTACTTTCAAAATTATTCTATTTGAAAATTAATCCTTCCATTTTTCAATTATGACGCTCACAGAGCCAGAATCATCCTGACGTACCCAGTCTTCTAAGAACAGATTAAACGCGCCTCCTTGTGGAAAGGCATGCATCTGAGATGAAGCTTTAAGACCGTCATTATTCAAACCATAATAACTCACAGCAGCGGTTTTATCTGTGGTGGTCGTACGATCATAGGTCATTAGTGCAGCGGATTTAGTTTTCGTATTTCCCGCCTGGCCAGTGGCAAAATCAACTCCAGCTGAAGCCGGGTCAATACGGAAGCGATAAACGCCTGAAGGCACACTTGTTTCACTGTAAACACTACCTCCGGGAATTGTATTAGTATAACCATCCAATACAACGGTTTTATAAGGCTGCCAGTCAGCCATAGCTGAAAAAGATGCGATCACAGAAACAGCTACGATTGAGGCTTTAACAATTTTCATCATAATTTATTTTCCTTAAGAGAGTTAATCAGAACCTTATTTATATCTTCTGAAAGGCTCGGATTATTGTTTGCGCTTGCGAAGCGCATAAAAAAGCCACGCATTAGCGAGGCCGATATTGCTTTTTTGCTGATGGTGAATCTTCTTGGGGGTTGTCATGGTCGCAGGCTTCGCTATTCCTCACGGAATTACTTGCCCACTTACGGCTTACCCGTCAGCAAGATTGCGATTACCATCCTTACGGGGTAACACAATTTATTTGAGGCATTGCTGCCGGATGTAGTCCTGCAGATAGTTAACCTGTTTGGTCACTGTTTCGATTCCATCCCTGAGGGTGAAATAATCCCGTTGAGCGGAGTTTGTAAGTCTGGCGGTGGGAGCATCGCCCACGCCGCTGGTGCCGGGTGCTCCGTTCGCGGGACAGGTGGCGTTGAGCTGCAACCGCTTACGGCCAGCAGCCACATCGCGCTCAAGCTGAGCAATATTCTTCTGAGCATTCGCTAAGTCCTTCGTATATTTCGCATCAAGAGCCGCTACGTCGCGTTGACGGCGCTGCATGTCATCAATGTCTCCTTTAGCCAGTTTTAATGCACGATTAACGTTGGTTAAAGATGCCTCGGCTTTTGTGAGCGAGACCCGGTAATAAAGTGTGACAGTGACGAGCGACACGAAAAGCAGCGGTTTCCACCATGCCCGGGAAAAGCTCCATAGCGCAGCCATCAGAGCACCCGGCGCGCTGCCGCATAGCGGGCCTGTCTGTCTTCCAGCCCGTTCTGCCCACCGTTAATGATCTGCGTGACGCGCAGCAAATCGCCCGGATATTTCAGACAGCCTTTGCTGGCATAGAACCATGCCGCAGAGCGCGCAGCGCTGGCCTCTTCGGAAAGCAGCTCCGGGGTGCTGACAAGGTCGAGTTTCAGCGCGGCGCCGCAGTCGCGGTAATTCTCAAGTCCGGTGATCTGGATGAGCCCGCGTCCGCGATATTTCCAGCCATCACCAGAGGCGTTATTACCGAGTCGCTTGCTGTAAACCAGATTGGCGATCGCGCGCTGACGCTCAAGGGGCAACACCTTTTCATACGTGCGGCGGCCCAGCATGTTGGCCTGATCCTGAGTTAACCGGCCAGCCCGGACAAAACCGTTCAGCCCTGCGATGCTGTAGTTGAAGCTCTCCACCAGCCTGGTAAAGCCAGTGCTTTCATGGCCGACCTGCGCAATGAACATTGCCTGATCGACCGGCGCAGTGATGCCGTACTCGCACATCGCCGCACCAATGTGCGGGAACCAGCGCGCAGCTAAGCCTGCGCTTAAACCAGCCGCCTGCTGAAATTGTTGTTGGTTCATTCGGGCCTCAGTACCTGAAACAGGCGCGCCACGTTTCCCCGGGCACGGAACACGGCGGCGCAGATGATTAAGTTGATGATGACCGACGCCCAGTGTGTGTGGACGTAAAAGTCGAAGAAGTAGCGGAACGGTACGGACGCATACGCCAGGATAATCAGGTATGCCAGCCACGATGCCCACCAGCGGTGACGGGCACCTGGCTTACGGAACAGCATCAGCCTCAACACAATGGCCGAGCACGTCGCCACGTTGGTCAGTACCAGCGGATCACTTATTACCATTGGCTCCCCCTCTCCACCGCCGGAACCACTTCGCAGGGTCTTGCTGGCTGGCGAACGTCAGGATTTTAATCGTCAGCGCAGAGAGGATAACGGCCCCCAGTGCATCAAGCGGCTTGTCGCTGTATTCCGTCCAGCTGGCAAGCTTGGAGCCCACCAGCCCCGCACCGTAAACGCCAGCGATGTACGATACAACAAAATAGGCTGCGCGCCGGATCAGGGTCAGGTCTGCCGCGGTGGCAACATAAAAGACCGCACCGGCAAACGCGCCAAAAATTACGCCGTAATCTGTGCCGGTCAGCAGTCCGTAGATGCTTGCACCAGTAAGCGCAGCACCTGCCGCGACAGTTCCCGAAACCGGATCGGACATGTAGCCCCCCTCTTTTGCTGTGCATCCTCTCTGAGCGAGGGGAAATGAAAAAGGCCCGCCGGAGCGAGCCTGAAGTTAATGAACCGCGAGGCATTAAGTTGCGGTTGAGCTGAAAATAAAAATATACACACCATACACATCAAGTCACTTGCAATAGTGTGTACTGTGTGTATAACTGCTTCATCAGTTAGCGAGACGGAGGAGACTTGAAGAGTTCGTAACTGATAAGGCTGTTAGAAGAACATGGCTGGACGTTGGTAAGGGTTAAAGGCAGTCACCACACGTTCAAACATCAAGATTCTCCTAACCTTGTGACAGTACCCCATCCCAGCAAAGAGATTAAAACCGGAACCCTTCGGCAAGTACTCAAAAAAGCAGGGATCAAGTAATCAGGAGCGCGCCCTACGGGGCGCACCTTTACGACGAATACCACGGGGATTTACGTATGCATTACCCAGCATTTATTGAGATAGATAAAGACGGATCCGCCAGCGGGTGGTTTCCTGATGTTGATGGCTGTATCTTCGCCGGGGATACGGTCGAAGAAGCTATTGCCGACGCCAGAAGCGCCATTGATGCGCACTTCGAAGCGTTAGCAGAAAATGATATGGCGATACCGAACGCCGGTAAGATGCAGGAGCACATCGCAAAAGATGCCGCAGCGTATAAGAACGGCCAGTGGGTTCTGATCCCGGTCAACATGGACAAATTCGATGGCCGCGCGGAAAGAATAAATATCACCTTGCCGCATCGGTTATTGCACCAAATCGATAGCGCGGTAAAAAATAATCCTTCATATAGCAGCAGAAGCGCATTTATTGCGGCTGCTTCGCGTAACGAGTTGCATAAAGCAGGCTAACCACTTCCTCCGTCTCCCTGCTTTTGAGCCCCTGCTTTATGTCGGGGCTTTTTTTCGCCAATAAAAAACCCGCTCAATGGCGGGTTCTGAACGGTGGATACACAAAGCCCATCGTTAGAGAAATCCTACCCGATTTTTTTGAACTTAGCAAGCATCATGTCGCTAAAATATTTAATCAGGCTTCTAACGTGTGACTTCGCGCAGCATTTTTTCCGCGAATGCTTCTTCCTGCCAGCATTTCGTCACCAGCAGATTAATGACGTCAGCAAACCCGCTGTACCACTGGTAATCGGTCATGTCAGGCACCAGCACCTGCACCTGACGGCGCGCCAGAGTGGTGGGAAGACGTGCAAACCCTTTACCGCCACATCGTTCACACAGCTTTTGCACCGGCACGCCGTGTAACTCGGTACGCTTACGGTCAAGCGCCATTCCCCGTCCTGAGCAGTCCCGGCAGGCCGTACTGATAACTCCCTTCCCACCGCAGTGCTTACAGAGTTCTTCCACTTCCTCTACGCGAATTGTCGCATCCACGCCTTTCACGCCAGGATGCTTCACCACCTCCCGACGCACGCGCTTAACCCCTTTTCCTTCACAGTGATGGCATTCGCAGCTGCTGGCTGCCGAGCGCGCATAGTCGCTGTAGGCGAACTGAGCCAGACAAAGGGCCATTTCCGCGCGTGCGCGCTCACCGAGTTTTTTCATTACGCCGTTATTTAGCACGAGCGCATATTTAACCAGGCCATCAATAGCGGGCTGCGGATCCTGAATGCCCATTTTGGCGAGGAAGAGGTTGAACCCCAGCGCCGCCTTAGACTGGACGAGACCCTGTGCAGCCATTACATCCGAGATGGTCAGCGCGGCGCTGCCGGTGGCTGGTGTCTCATCATCGAGTTTCGGTGATTTCGGGGAATAGAACTTAGGTAAGGCTTCGAGGTTCATGTGTGGTCTCCACTCCACTTATGACAGCACGCCGATCGCGAGCGCGCGGTCTAAAAAACGAAAAATAAGCTCCAGCTGTGAGCCATATTTTTCTTCGAATGCCACGGTGTCCCGATGGAGCTCGTCGTGATGCCTTCTGCACAAAGGCAATACGAAAAGGTCATGGGCTTTAGTACCCATCCCGCCCTGCCCGTGGCCGATCAGGTGATGGGGATCGTCTGCCCGCTGGTTGCAGCATGCGCAAGGCTGCTGCTTAACCCAGCGGGTGTATTTCTCGTTTTCCCAGCGGCGGCGCTTTGGCCGGAGCATGTAACTTTCCGGCGACTCAGGGTCAATCATCAGCGCAACCACCTGTGTCTGTTGCTCCTGCGGCTTGTCGCAGTTCATCCGCGTCTTCACGGCGCAAGCACGCTGCGCTTTCGTCTGCACCATTTCAGCCGCCGATGGCCCCGGCACAATATCGCTTTCCCGCGACACGCCTTCTACTGGTAAAGGGGGAAGACGCAGCGCGCGGCGCGCCACACTGTCCGGCAGCGCATCAGTGATATCCATCCTGACAGCCCACCAGCATAACTCCGGCAGAGTCAGCTCGTGGGTATCGTCAAAGGCAAGGGAACCGCGCGCGACGCTGATAATCCAGGCTATCACATTGGAACGTGCAATTGCTGACAGGCGCTCAGTAAAATGTTCGGCCAGCTGATTATCACAGTGCCAGCACAGACGCAGCGCGCCGGGCTCATGCCGCATCGTGGTCAGCTCATGGTGATGGTACTCACTGTGCGGCCACTGGCAGCCGCCCTGCTGCTTCATCAGCCAGTGCTCCAGTGCATTGATGCCACCAGCAGTCCGGATCACCCGCTCATCAGTAAAGAAGACCTGCAGTCCTTCGTCATCAGCCAGCGGCTGGTGTGCCGGCGGCACCGCGCCGCTCGGGAACCGTGCCATGCTTTCTGGCTGCACCTCCACCAGCACGCGCCCGTTTGCAAATATGGGCATCAGTTCCGGGCCGGGGCGCAGCAGCACGATACCCATTCCGCGCGCTATTTCCGGTGTTAACAGAGCTCTCACGCTGCGTTTCCCTTCGCTACATGCTCAGCCCACAGCCCACCTATCCACTTAACACCCTTTGCTGTGAAACGCGCCTGGCTGAACGCGTGGTTGGATGTCGTGGAGGTGCCCGTTTTCACCTCGAACCGTCCGGCATCAATATGCTGGTGGCGCGGCGTCAGTACCCCGCCGAGGCGGTACATAATCTCGTTGTCGATCAGGAACAGGCGGAAATCCGTCTCTTTGGCTTTTAACAGTTTTGCCACCTGACGAAATGAGAGCGAACCGCTGGCGGAGCAGTAGCGATCCACAAACTCCACCTTTGGCGCCGCGGCGGCGAGTTCCTGTGCCAGCCTTTCCTTTTGTTCGGCCAGATCCGCAGCAAGGCGCAGTGCCTCCGGCAGGGACCGCGGCACTCTCGGCTGCTGGCTGCTTTCCAGTTCCTGCCAGCGATCAACCAGGCGCGCGGTAAACTCTGGACATAACTGCGCCACAATGACATAGCTGTCACGCTTGTTAACCAGGTAGTGGTGGTATTCCTGCCTGTTCTGCGGGTGGGTGTACGGCAATGCCGTATACCCATCAATGACGCTCTTCTTTATTAACCGTTCAATGGCGGTGCATACGTCGGTATGACGTGAACCTACAAGCGAGGCTATTTCCCGGCTGGACATAAAAAGCTCCTTACCTGCCAGCGCCGCATGATGCCTGGGGCAAAATGAAATCGGGTGTGTCTGGTTCATAGGTTTCTCCATCTGTCAGGCGGCTGCACCCGCCACAAAGTTACTGATCGTTATTTCCACCTTCCCTTTGCTGGTTACCGGGCCCCATTCCACCAGCATCTTTTTCACCTGGCTGTCGTCCTCCCAGACATGGGCCAGCGTCAGCGCATCGAAAAGTGCCTTCAGGTAGTTATCCAGATCGCGGCGTTTCCGGTCAGGCGGGTAAAGCACCACCTCCACCGCCAGCAGGCTGGTGACAGGCCTGGGTATGCGCCGCAGTTGCTCAACAACTGCCGCTGCGGCATTGCTCTGATATTTGCGCCCGTCGGCGCTGACAAGGTGACGGCTTTTTAGCGGCCCCTTAGTCGGGGCGCGCCAGTAGCTGTTAACGCTCGGGGGAAAAGGCAGGGTCAGCTTCATGCAATGGCACCCCGCGCTCTCAGGAAAGCCACCGCGCGATCGCGCGATTTGGCTTCACCTTCTACCATCGCACGCAGCAGAGAAACCGCTTCATCTTCTTTGGCAATGCCGTTGATGGTGATGCCGCGGGCGACGCCTTTTGATAACGATATGGCGCCTTTCTTCTCCAGCTTACGCAGCATATCGGTCGCAGCGTTGGGTGAAGCGGCCCCCATAAGCTGGGCCACTTCTTTCTGCGTCGGCGGGTAACCGTTTCGCCGCTGGAAATCAGCGAGCATATCCAGCACCTCTTGCTGGCGGGCGGTTAAAGCAGAGGCAGAATTCATGCCGCTTTCTCCCGCGCGCCAGCCATTTCGCGAATGGAGGCTCTAAGCTGCCTAATGTTCCGCCAGTGCGTGGTGTCAATTGCCCCGACAACCAGCAGAAACTCATCCATCGCAAGGCCGTACTGCTCTTCAGCTTCGCGAGCTACCGTCGCAAGCCGTTCGTGCATGTCTTTCCGCTCCGCATCGTCCTGAAAGACAAAATCATGGAGGGCCATAAAAGCACGCAGCTTGACGCCGTTGTGATGCTCTTTAATCAGCGACTGCGCGCGCGAAATAACGTCTGCGGTCACCGTCACCAGCATCGGGCTTTCTACGGAGTCCGCGGCCCAGCTGTGAGCAAAGCGGGATTCATGGAACGCATACGCATCTTTGCTGCCGAACGCCGCGCAAGCACAGGCCCATACCTCAACGCCGCTTCGTTCCAGGATGTCGGCTGCTGTCAGTGGCAACTCTGTTTCAGCAGCCTGCAGTTGCGGCTCAGTTTCTGAATTCGGATCTGTTTCATCCTCGTCGGGCTCCTGGCGGTTACTCATCAGCAGGCGTTCAGCCTGACGGCGTATCTGTGCAATAAACGCGTCGCCGCGCGCTTCCAGCTCGTTGCGGCTGATGTAACTCATTGCCGGGCCGCGCCAGGTTCTATCGAATACCGCAATGGCACCCGCAAAAAACGCGCCGGACGGGGTCTGCTTTTCGTCTTTAGGAACAAACCATGACGGAAGATCGAAACCGATGCGGCCACGGATAAAGGCGATGTGTTCCGCGTCCTCCGGCCACCAGCGAGGTCTGGTGGCCGCCTTAATCAAAAAGACGTACCGCCCGCCTTTTTCCCGCATCGCGCTGGCATGCTGCATGATGTAACGCATGCCTGTGATGTACTCACCGTCGTGCCTGGACGCGCGGCTGTACGGAGGGTTGCCGAACGCGGCGCCGTTGAGTTCGGCCAGACGCGCGGACCAGTCCTGCGTCAGCGCGTTATCTTCGGCGGTGTAATAAGCGTCACATTTTGCGTTCTCGCCATCAGAGAACAGGTCCAATACGAGCGGGCCGAACATGGCGTTGATGCCCCAAAAAATATTGTCCGGCGTGCGCCACTGATCGCCGACTTCCTTAAGTTCGTGAGCCGGTTTGCTGCGCAGCGCCGCCAGCGCCTGGTTATAAGCATTAAACGCGAGCATCACAGTTCCCCCACATAGTTACCGGCCAGATAGCAACGGCCTTCCATGTAACCAACGCGGTTGCTCATCTTCAGGCACTGGGTACGCTTCTTCGCCAGCCGTTCGCGGTCCCGGTTACTCTTCGAGGCATCGAACGCAGCCAGGTAGGCATGTGCGGCGCGGCGCCACAGATGCTGTCTTTCCAGCTGGCAGGCCAGCTCTTCAAAAACTTCGTGTTTCAGCTTCTCGTTTTTCATGATCTGAACCCCTCCGGGACCTGGCTGTAATCAACACCGGCATAGCTGGCTTTAAATGCGCTGTCGTCGCGCTGCACACTGCGCTGCTTCCACTGCTGGCGGGGCGGGCGTCCGCGCTCTTTCCAGCGGGTAGCGCTCAGCAGGTAGCCTTCAAGCTTGCTCGGGACGAACAACGTCTGCGGGCGCATGTAGTCGTACATTTCCGTGTCGTGCCAGTGCTCGTGCTTGTAGTCGACAACGAGCTGCAGGTCGTCCAGCGAATGACCTTCGCGCAGCCGGGCCCGGATGTTCTCCAGTGAGGATTTCGAGTTCTGGTAACGCGCGCCGGTGACCAGATTCAGGTGCTTCAGCACAGCAATCGCTTTATCGGTGATCAGCTGCTCAGCGTCGGGTTGCCGGGCAACCTGACAAGAAGGTTGTTTATCTGATGGTTCTTGTTTTGAATTTACTGACGGATCGTGTCCAGATTCTGGCCCCTGAGAAGCCCGGTTTTTGCGGTTTTCCGGACGTTCAGATTCTGGACGTCCAGCTTCTGAACCTTCGGATTCTGAACGTCCAGATTCTGAATGTTCAGAAACTGGACCCTGAGAATAAGCACCGGCAGCCGCCTGGCGCAGGCGCGCCACATTCAGCGTGTAGATGTTGGTACCGCTGCGCTGGCCCTGACGGCGTTCTTTACGAGTCAGCCATCCGTCACGCTCAAGCTCACCAACTGCGGTAATAACGGTGCTGCGACCGGCGCCAATCTGGCGCGCGATGGTGTCGACGCTGGGCCAGCTGATACCTTCATCGCTGGAAAAATCAGCCAGGCGCGCCAGAATCAGCAGCTTCGTGCCTTTGATTCCGGCACTCGCGCAGCCATCCCAGACGTAGGCTGATAACTTAACGCTCATGCATCCACCCTTTTGAACTTCTCGCGGAACCGCTCAACAGGCTGCATGCAATCGTGCGGGTAACCCGCGCGCCGGAAGATAACCTGTCGCTTTTCGGGGTCGTAACCAGTGACGTGGACTTCAGTTCCCCGCCAGTCGCGGTATCGTCTGTTGAGTTCCTGCACGCGAAAGCCTCCGCCTGGCGGTTAAACTCCCCTACCATCTGCTGAACGAGCTGGTAGCTGACGGGCACATAGTGGCCTGATACTCTCACTGCATACCGGTACTGCACCGGACCGGCTCCGCCCGGTACCGGCAGCGCAATAAGTTGCGACCTGCGGTAACGTGTTGTTAAACTGTTCATGCGTAGTTTCTCCACTATTGAAAAGACGCGCCCGACGCCTCGAGCTGCACACTCGGGGCGTCACCTTTTCTGGTGCTCATAAATACTTCTACTGCCTGGTCTGAAACCCCATACAGCGCCATAAAGCCCATGAACCCGTGGAACTGGTGGCGAATGTTCCTGCGAAACAGCTCAGAGAGCTTTTTGCGTTCATGACGGTCAATTACCCCATCCTCCGCCGCTTCAATCTGCGCCTGCGCCAGCTGGCCTTTCGCCGCGCTGGTTTTCATGTCGATCGCGAACAGGTCCACGTTGTCCATGCTTTCCGGCTTCGGAACGTCCACCAGCAATTTGCCAACGCGCGCCGCGGCATATTCCGCCAGCATTGATACGCCGGACAGGTCCTCCATGCGTTCAAGTTCGGCCAGCGTGAAGAAGCGGCTGCCGCATTTCTGGTACATGTGGTTATGAAAGGTGTCGATGCTCATGCCGAGATCAGCAGCCATCCCGAGGCGGCCGGCGGGGTGCGCCTTACACATCGCGCTGATTGCTGCTTTGATGTTGTCTACCATTTGGCTGTTCCTGTGGTAGTTAGATTTTTCACGCCCTGCTGTTATCGTTGCTAGCAAGTTGTGAGTTTGGGTAAATGTCTGGGCGCAATTCGTTTTTCGAGATAGCGCCAGCCGTTTCTTCTTCAAGCTTCTGGCACAGCTGAAAGCCAGCTTTTTTGTGCCCCTTAAAAACGAGCCTGAGATATCCAGTACTGCTTCCAACTTTTTTAGCCAGTTCGGCTTTTTGTGTGGCAGAAAGGGTGTTCCAGTAATCTCTCATAGTGTACCTACGAGATACATTATGCACGAAAACGATGTACCTGCAAGAACCTTGTACCTTACGGGTACACACGGTTTAATATTGGGCATGAAAACCATTGATGAAATCAGGCGGGATAACGCGCGGACACTGCGTGATAGCGTTGGCGGCAATAAGTCATTCGCTACTATGCTTGACCGAGAAGCGACCCAGATAAGTCGAATAATCGGCCGCAATCCTTCAAAACGGATTGGGGATGATCTCGCACGCCATATTGAAAAATGCTTCCAGCTACCTATGGGATGGCTGGACCAAGAGCATCAGACCACCAATGTTGCGCCCACGACTGACGTTTTTAAAACAGAGGTTGAATTCCAATTAGTGCCCGTAATATCTTGGGTACAAGCTGGCGCATGGACTGAAATAGGATATTCAGAGGTTGATTTGAGCACAGCAGAGACGTTTCCTTGCCCCGTTCCCTGCGGGCCGATGACTTATATACTCCGTGTTATCGGTGACTCGATGATCGAAGAATACCGTCCTGGTGACATGATTTTTGTGGATCCTGAAGTCGTACCGGTGCACGGTGATGATGTCATTGCCTTAATGCACGAAAGTGGTGAAACCACCTTCAAGCGTCTTGTGGAAGATGGTTCGCAAAAATATCTGAAAGCGTTAAACAAGAGCTGGCCTGATCAATATCTAAAAATAGATGGCAATTGTTCAATAATTGGCACCGTTATTTTCTCTGGTAAACCAAGACGTTACTTCAAATAAATTTTCGTCTAAATCAAAGCTCGCTTAGGCGGGCTTTTTTTTGCCTTGACAATGTACCATTAAGATACATAATGTACCCAAAAGGAACATGATAGCTTAGTATGACGTTCCTTTTGGCATTGCTGGAAAGCTTCAAATTTACGCAACACACAAGAGCATCACCGGGTGACGGGCTCATAACCCAATCCACCCAGGCGGCACTCCTAACGGTAGGTGCTCTTCTGTGTTGAGTGGAGAAACTACCCGGCGGCCAGTGCAGATGGCCGCCCCCTTTCACGGGAGTGAATAAAACCTCTTTAAACAGACTTATCCCATTTCGCATGGTGGGGTTGCTACAACAAAAAGACAGCGCGGCAACTAAAGCCATCAGCAAATGGATGCCAGCGGCGAGATGCGATGTATGCGTTTTTGACCAGAAATAGCCGGGTGCAGCCGGTACAAGTGGAGGAATTATGCTGAACCTCGATTGTGTTCCGATCTCAACTTATTGCAAAGAAACTGGCGAGACACCTGATGCCATCACCAAACGTGTGCAACGTGGCGTTTGGCGTGAAGGCGTTCAAGTGCTGAAGGTGGAAGGCGTTAAGGAAAGATGGATTGATCTTAATGAGGTTGCTAAATGGGCAAGACAGAGCTGCCAAAGCTCCCGCGCGGCGTGACCGTAAGAAAGCATAGCAAGGGAGAGACAATTAATATTACTTTCACCTATAGAGGAGTTAAGTGCCGTGAGCCGCTCTCTAATCTTGAAGTGAACAGTAAGAACCTTAAATACGCCGAGCGAACCCTCGGCGAAATTTATAATAAAATTGAGCGCGGGACGTTCGTTTACGCTGAATACTTCCCGCGATCAGCGCGCCTGAAGATATTCGGAAATGCAGCTGCTGGTAAAACCGTCAAGATGTACCTGGACGAGTATATTGGCATTTGTGAAACACGAAAATTATCACCTTCAACTATCGGCGGTTATAAAAAATGCCGTAGCGCGCTGGCAGCCCTTCATTCATTGCCTGCAAGCGAGCTTACGCCGGCAGCAATGAAAGCATGGATCCAAAGCCGCACCACCACGCTAAAAACAATTCGTAATCAACTTTCTTTCCTGCGCTCAGCGCTTGATGAGGCTGTAACAGATGGAGTGCTCCAACTTAACCCCGTATCACTGGTAACTGCATCACGGTATCAAAGCGACAAATCGACTGCTGACAGCGACTATATTGTCGATCCACTTTCGCCAGCAGAAATAGATGCCCTCCTATCCTCTGCCGGTAATAAGCAGTGGGAAAACCTGTTTATGTTCGCTATCCAGACAGGTTTACGCAGTTCAGAGTTATGCGCGCTGCGCTGGCGCGATATAGACTTCATTGGGAAGACTGCGCATGTTCAGAACGCGAGTGTAGTTGGCGTTATTAAGGGGACGAAAACAAAGGCAGGCACACGCAAAGTAGAACTTAACGATGTGGCGATGGCAGTGCTGGCGAATCAGAAAACTTTCACCTTCATGAAAGATGCGACTATTTTTGAGGATCCGAAAACGAATAAGCCGTGGGCCAGCGCCGATGCGATACGTAAAAAAGCATGGATACCTACATTACGAAAAGCGGGGATTCGATATCGGAACCCCTATCAAACACGGCACACCTTCGCTACTCGCCACATTAGCCGGGGAGCTAACCTTTTCTGGCTTGCAGGCCAAATGGGACATAAAGGACCAGAAATGCTTTTCAGGCATTACGGCTCATACCTATTAGCGTATGATGGGCATGCAAGTCACATTAAAGGGCAAAATACATTAAGTTAAGTTGTCGGCCCATTAAGCCTTTGACGCCAATTGTCTAACTTAGAATCAATTTTTGTTAGGCATTGTAGAAAGGTTATTTCTTTTGCGGGAGGATGGCTTTTTTGAAAAGTATCATAGAGGCCTTGAATAACTGACATGCATGAAGCCATAACCTCTTGGGCTCTAATTGCTCTGTCTTGCTTCGAGAATTTGTAAGAAAATTCACAATCTAATGTCGCCTTTTCGAAAACATTAGCTAAAAGAGTGTCTTGCACATCCAGCCCTCTTGTTTTCAATATCTCAACTAGCTTTGAAACTTGCGCCACCTTGGCCATTAAAAGCATTAGGAAAAGAGAAGACTCGGGGGATGCTCCACTCGTTTTTTTTGACAAACCTCTTATCTTTCTATCGTCAGTATCAGATTTTTTATTAGATTTGTTTAACCAATAATCGATTGAAAGATCAGATATCTCGTTGACTAATTTAGAAATCGCATCGATAAGCGATTTAGATTCTGAACGAGTGGCGAGCCGCACTGCATTTTTATAAGCAACACGCCACCCAATCAAAACTAGAAGAAGACTGACTAAAGTGATACACCATGAGTACTGCCCCACATGAGCGAAGAAACTCGTAGATTCAGGTTTAACCAACTATTGCCTCTTATGCTCTCTCAGGTTGTGCCATATCGATATATTTTTCGATTTGCTCTTTGTAAAAAGGCATATCGCTTCTGATTATTAAGCGAGACTTAATCTTTGACTTTGGAATGCCCTCTTTTCTGATCAAACCTCCGAATGCCTCTTCCAGAAACGAAGAACCAACGCCTAAAGCTATACCTCTAAAGTCCACTACGACCTCTTGATCGGTATCTTTCAGAGCTGGAACGAGAAAATCTCTACGGAATCTCTCTGCACTGTTGGGGCTGTCTGTCATGTAGCGCCCAAACGGCGTTTTAGAGAACTCCTTTGCTATAACTATGTTTCTCATACAATCATCTCCTAGGAACCAGTGACCACTGTAGTAAAGTGCCTGGAATGTACTCAGCCAGTCGCTCACACCGAGGACAGTTATCTCCTGAATTATAGCTGTACCGTGCCCTACCTGTTAACACTAGAAGCTTTTCATCGTCCTCACATCCTGAGCCAATCGGTCGCTTGATATCTTCAGAACCGTTTCCGCGGCCGGCTCCAACAAAACGTGACTCACCAACCAACATAGCTCTATACACAGAAGATACTTCGTTTTCAATACTAAAACCATCATCCTGAGGTCTGAAAGACTTGAAAATGCCTAACCCTAAGTCACATATGATAAAAACGACTCTGTTTTCTTCGGGATTGAACCACGCGCACTGCCACCAGCGTTTACCTTTCAGGAGACCCAAATCATGTGCAAAAGCATCATCTTCATAGGCGTGATGTGAGACATTCAGTAAAGCTTCCCCAATCGCTCTCACAAGTAGATCAAACTGATGCTCGTTTAGTAAAGCCTGCTTTTGCAGCATAGATACTGTGGTAACCAAATGCGGGTAAGGTTCTACTGCCGACTGAAAGTAGCGTTCCTCCTTGGTCAAAAGCTTTAGCTTATCTTCAGTACCTGCTAATAAAGCTACCGATAAGCCGGTACCAACAATCCATCGATGACCAGCAGGGTTTTTATCCTTTTTAGGCCATACAAATCTCACTAAGTTCGGATCCTTTGTAAGGAATTGTGCTCTGCTGACAATTGCAAACAGAAGAAGGGAAGCCGCAGCGGAGGCAAATTTAACATTCGAAAGATCTACTGTTAGTTTTGAACGATTTTTAACCCCAATTGCTTCTATCGAATTGATAAAATTAAGTGTTCCAGCTCTACTATCATCGGAATATATACAAAATTTTTGTGGTGGAACAATTGTTGTCATTTCTTGCTCGTCATCCCTATGAAACACAAGCTTAATATTTTAACACCAGAAACTGCTGTAAAACTAAGAAGTTGACAGAGGATTAAAGGGTCCGTAAAAGATACGCAGACTCACCTTATACCCAATAAAGCTTTATTTTCAAAAAGATATTATTCCTTAGACGCGGGTTCAACTCCCGCCAGCTCCACCAAATAAAACAAGGGGTTACGCGCAAGCGTAGCCCCTTTTTCTTTGGCTTTGGCGGCAAAATGGCGGCAGCGTTTTGGTTGCTCTCGCGTGCATCAGTAACGACAAATGGTACGAGCCGCCGGTCAGCTTCGCCGGCCTGGCAAAAAGCCTGCGCGCCGCCGTGCATCATAGCTCGCCGATTTACGTGAAGCGCAATATTCTGGCAAGTACGTTTATTCCGCACCCGCTGTTATCACAGCAGGATTTCAGCCGCTTCGTGCTGGATTTTCTGGTGTTCGGTAATGCCTTTCTGGAAGCGCGAAAAAGCGTGACCGGCAAAGTTATCAGGCTGGATTCCTCACCGGCCAAATACACGCGGCGCGGCGTGGAGGAGGATGTTTACTGGTGGGTGCCGGGCTTTTCGCAGCCGCAGCAGTTTGAACCGGGCTCGGTGTTTCACCTGCTGGAGCCGGATATCAACCAGGAGCTTTACGGGATGCCGGAATATCTCAGCGCGCTTAACTCGGCCTGGCTTAACGAATCCGCGACGCTGTTTCGCCGCCAATATAACCAGAACGGGGCGCACGCGGGGTATATCATGTACGTGACCGACGCGGCGCAGAGCAGCACCGACATTGAGGCGATGCGCGATGCGATGCGCAGCTCGAAAGGGCTCGGCAATTTTAAGAACCTGTTTTTCTACGCACCGAACGGAAAGCCCGACGGGATTAAAATCGTGCCGTTGAGCGAGGTCGCTACTAAAGACGACTTTTTTAATATTAAAAAGGTGAGCGCATCCGACATGCTCGATGCCCACCGCATCCCATTTCAGCTCATGGGCGGTAAGACGGAAAACGTCGGCAGCCAGGGCGATATCGAGAAGGTGGCAAAGGTCTTTGTGCGCAACGAGCTGATTCCGTTGCAGGACCGGATCAGGGAAGTGAATAACTGGGCGGGAATGGAAGTGATCCGCTTTAAAGCGTACTCGCTGGACGACAGAAGCGATTAAAGCAGGCCGCCGGGAGGCGGCTTTTTCACATCCCGCCGCATACGCGCTCAGACGCACCACACGCCTCACATCAGCATGCACGCCTCATCCACCCACCCCGACAGCGCAGCGTCTCACAGCGAGGCGCTGGCGCGCGTTATTTTAAACCGTGCACACCCCGCCGCGCGCAATGCTATCCCCGCCTCGCCTGCCCGCTTTATGAGGCGGTTTTAATGCAGGTGAATAAACACACCGGAGGCGCGGCAGCGCTGGCGCGGATAGTCGCAGAAATAATTCAGAGGTGCATGCGAATACATGCAGGTAATACAGGCACACTCTGCACGGAGGGAAAACTAAGCAGCCTTACCCAAATTAACACTAGGGATTATCAATGAGTCAGAAAAAATCATGACTTCCTCACCCACTCTCTTGCTTTGTGCTGTATAACTCAACGAATATTCTGCTTGCCTGAAAGGCTCATAAATTTTCTTTATTTCTTCAGCATTATCATATGATACAAGCCAATTTTTTATACCGGACTGACACAAGGCGTTTTTCACATTAACATGATCTTCATGTTCGTAATAGTTCCTATATAAATCCTGCCCTTTAACATAATAAGGAGGATCTAAATAGACTAGTAGATTATCGCTACCAGACGTAACATCCTTGATATTGGATAACAATATCGCTGCATCTAAATTGGTGGCTTTTATTCTATTTCTATAATTAGAAATTGCTCTTATTCTAGATATTAAATCAACCTTATTGAATCGAACATCCATTTTCCAATCACCTAACTGCTCCTTTCCGCCAATCACACCAGCCTTGAGAATACCGGAACGATTAGTTCTATTTAAAAAGAACGCAGCGAATCCTAATTCCAATGGCGATTTTATATCAGAGGAATTAATGATATCCTTCTGCTGGTACCATGTATCCATTGTAACAGAGCAAGTTTCTATCATTGAACAAAGAGCATCTGTATCATTAATAACCGAATGCCAAAAACTATATACAGCTGGATCTGCATCATTAATGATAACGTTTCGCACGTATTCATTCATGAGTAAATCAATAGCTATTGCAGCACCGCCAGCATATGGTTCGACATAATAACCATCTGTAATTGAATTTTCATCAAGCAAGGATTTTACATAGTAAGATAGCTTCCCCTTACCTCCTGGATATCTGAGTGGTGTATAAAACCTCATAGTTTACAACCTTTTAAAAAAACAATGATCATGAAAGCATTTTAGCACAATCCCTGTGCTTTTTCCATTTAATAACAACAAGTTACTAAGAAACAACTTTCCATATTGATTCAATGAGTGGCTGAAAGTTATCCCATTCAGTATTCACAAACTCTTTTGAAGGTATCAAATTAGCATTATGAACATACTGCTGTAACGAAGAACCTGCATTTGTCATTTGCTTAGAATAACTTAAGATAGCTGTTTTCTGTGCGCCACTAATTATTTTCTTTTCGAATAAGTCATTTGAAACCAATATAACCTTATCATGTAGCCCCGGTGTTCTTTTAGGGTTTTTACTATCAACAAAGACCAATTTATTGGTATCAAAGTAAGTATTAAGAGATAGCTCAATAAAAACTCTCAACATTACCGCAAGTGAGTTCTGGTGCTCACTATGAGTCATTTTTTTTAACTCAGTAAAAATTCGATGACACCTTTTATGCTCAGTGCCAAACTTCAGTGAAACACCCATTGGGATCATATGATTACGATTAATGCCTGCAGGGTTGAATTTTTTATAATCCTTTTCTTTACCTGAATCATTTGAACCATTAGAACCATTTGAACCATTGGTATGGTTATCACTACCTTTACGGTCAGATTCGTTATCTCCGGCCCCCTTGCCATCTTTTGAACCTTCGGACCCATTATTATTTTTTGGTTCATCAGACTTATCAACGTCAGATAATTTAGGCGGCTCCAATAGGCGCCATTCTTTTTCAAGTTGAGGTGAATAAGATGTAAGCTGCAGCTCAGATATCAGATTTGCACGATCCTCTTTAAATCGAATCCTATTAACTGTAAATTCTGTTTTACCACTATCATCAGTTAAAATCATTACATTTAAAACTTTCTTTAATTCACTGATAAAGCGAGCTAAAGGTTGTGAACAAAAAAGAACGCCATCAACTCCATTAATATTCAAACTTTTTCTAAAACTTGGATCTCCTATTAGTCGGTCAAGGTTGGTTATTTTAATCCTATTCTTTTCTTTAATTATGTTTTCGAAATGCTCTGGAAACAAATCAATAAAAGAGTAAAGTTGATTTGCAAAAGACTCTTTGCCATTTCTTGCCATAAATCTTAGCTGTTCCGGAGTTGTCCAGCCAACCCTTCCTGCACCCTCATTCTGGCCGGTATGCTTTAAATTTATCCAGTGGTTGTATTCCTCATTATCAAAAACGACACAATCAACATCCATCACTTTGATTTTTCTTGATTTTTTTAGCTTCTCAAATAGTAATTCAAAGGTTTTATTTTGAGCCAAAGAAGGATTTTCTATTAATTTCAATGCAGTAACCCTGCGATTACCTTCTTTAACAACAAAGCCTTTTTCAAGATCGTCATTTTTAATGACAATCATACGCTCAGAGGGATCCACTCCTTTCTCAGCAATATCTCTCGCTAGCTTAATTAACTTTTGACCTTGATTCTCGACCATAACCTTAATAGCTTCACGCTGTCCATCTGCGTTCTCACTAAATCGAGAGTTTTGCACATCCAACATTAAATCACTTATTTTGATATTCTTGTACTGATACATTTCAGCATCCTCAATGCGATGAAAAGCTAAAGTAAAAAACTATATTACCATCAAACATGAAAATAGCGCCATTGAACTAGTCTATCCAAAAACTTAGCAGTAACAACTACCAATGTTGATTTTGTAACACAAGGCAACTAGCTATTCATTTCAGGAGGATTACTAAAAACTCAATCATGAGTACCTTAGGTACCGCTTAAGAATATTGTTTTAATTCCAATATCGACGCGGTCTTTCGGGCACAGTAAAGCCCCCTCCCACTAGAAGTCTATCGTTCAAAAGCCAAGCCCCTGTAAACAACCCGTTATTTGGACTTTGCTCACCATCACTAACACTTCGCGCAGCTTGGTACTCAACTGTGGCGGCGCTGAAAGCTATTTTCAGCGCCGCCACAGTTAACTTAATTTAACCGGCTATGGTCTGTTAGTTCATAACATCCATATTCCGCCCATACTCGTGGTTACGGATTTTTGCCATCAGCTCATCGGTAAGCTCAGAAACCCACTGAATAGCGAGCCGCTTTTCTTCATCGTTGCAGTCGCTGGCAGCTACCAGTTTCATAAAAAAATCAATACGCTGAAGTTTTACCGACTCCCAGAAATACGCTTGCATTTTCCCTCCTGACATCAACTACTGAACAAAATACTGTATATAAATACAGTATATAACACTCAGGAAGTTGTAAACCTTTTTCCGGTTTCAAGAGGATGATTTTGATGTAATTTTTAAGCGCAACTATCGCGAATCATGAGTTATCCCATACATTAGCCAACTGACCTGATAGCGTTAAACTTCGCTAAAACCCGCTCCGCCCTCGCCTTATATTGGGCCTCACTAAGCGCAGTCTTTAGCATCCGCGCTGCAAAGATTTCGCCAGAACCCGATCCCCTGCACCATTTCCCGTTAATGCACATCTTCGCCCCGCTCATAAGCGACAGGGCTTGCCCTCGGCTAAGGGTTTCACCGGTTAAAAGCTGGATCTCGTCTATTGTCCTGGCGATGCCTGTCCCGTTCTTAGCGTTGGCATGATTAAACGTTCGCCGTTTCACCGCTTCTCTTTGCCTCAACCGGTCAGTCAGTTGTCGGCGTTCGCGGCGGGTTAATGGCCTGGTGAGATCAACCGGCGGCCTTCCTGCAGGATCTGGCCCAGCCTCCGGCGTACAGTTAATGACAGAACTCCGAGAGGGCGCAGAAGCGCCCTTAACTTCAAAACCTTCGGCCTGCGGCCGTTTAGCAATAATCTTCCACTGCGTGAGCCGCGTAATAATGGGCGTGCAGTCGCCGACTTCTTTGTCGTAAACCCCACGAATACGCACACACTCTTCGCCGTATTCATTAACCGCGTCCGTGCTTTCGTACCAAGTGTGCACCTGAAGCTCATCACGGCGCACAAACGGGCCGCCCTGGGCATTAACATAGCCTGCCCAGTCGCCCGCATCAGCGGCATCGTGCACAAGCGCAAACTCCACGCTAAGCCCTTTCGCCGTTTCAGCGTCCGCCATCCGGCGCAGCTCGCGATAAACCGTCACCGGCGCGCCGCCCACAAACTGAAACTGACGGATTCGCCAGCGGGCCGCCCAGGCCGATACCGCCGGCGCGGTTTCCCTGAGCATTTCGCCGCTCTCGTCGTCGCGCTCCTCATCAAGCGCGTAACCGTCGATGTTTTTGCTGATGTATTTCGCCACGTAGCCGGTCGCGCTGCCCTTGTCCGGGTCGATAGCTTCAGCGTGAAAACGGGCCTTGCGGGCCTTCTCGCTTTTAAGCTCGTGATGGTCTTCTTCACGGGCATAGCGGGTAATCACGGCGCGCACGCGGTCGACATCTTCCGGCAGCATAAACATCAGCATGTGCCAGTGTGGCGTGGCGTCGTGGTGCGGCTCGGCAACGCGAATACCAAATATGCGAATATCGTCACGGTGCAGCTTCGCGCGAATGCGCGCCCACAGCCCGGTTAAATAGCGCTGTGTGTCCGCCGGGCTGGCGCCGTTCCATCTGCTGTTACGGTAGCCGGCCTTTGTGGTGGCGTGGAATTTAGACGGAGCGGTCAGCGTGTAAAACTCGCCAACATAGCCGAGTTCGTTACAGATATTTTCGAAGCCGCGGATGCGGGTCATGAGCTCGCAACGGCGGATCGCCGGGTTGGCGACACTACCGTCGTATTTATCTAGCGGGCTGATACGCTCACCCGTTACTCCATCGTAAACAGGCCTGTTTAACGACAAGAACCATGCAAACCGCAT